GACTCGGTAGCTTTAATACCAGAAGGTTTACCATAGCTTTGATATTCAATAGCTATGTTCCCCGTCTTCATCCACATACCACGTTCAGATTTAACTTCTACCTTTTTATCGGTGAGCATTGCTGCTACTTTATCTTCTCTTATTGTACCGTACTGTAAATCAATATCAAACTTCTTTCTGTTTTCTTTACTTGGTTTCATTTGAATTTCCTTTTAAAAATCTTGTAAAAAAATCATCTATACCTTTTGAATAGTAATGTTCTTTTGGATAACTACTGCTTTCTGGTATGTAAATAGCCCACCTACCCGTGGTATAATAGTACGAGTACATATTATCATTATAAAGAACTCTTAACATTTTTGTTTTTGTTTCCTCAAAGTAAACATTTTTCTTTACCAAATAATCTTTTACTTCTTCTAAGTTTTCTTTTGTATAATGTTTGAAAATTACTTTACCTTTAGAATTAACTCTATCAAATTTCCAACTGTATTCTTTAATGGGTTTCACTCCAATTACCTCCTACTTTGTATTCACCATCCATAGGACAACGAAGTTTTAAATGTTCACCTGCTTTGATAAGACTATCAACAGCAAGTTGACCTGTAAATTCTGCTTGAGATTCTTTGACTTCTATCTGCCACTCATCATGAATGTTAGCAACAAACTTATAATCAATGACATTTAATTTTAAAAGGTTTTCAAGTAAAACCAAACCTTGTTTCATAAGAATAGAACCACCGCCCTGGAGCAAGGTGTTTAACGCTGCATGTTTATGGCGTAAGAATATTTTCCTACCATCTACCCCCTTGAGGAATCCTTTCCCCGCTGCTCTTTCAATCCTTCCTTTAAGAGATTTAAATGCAGGGTTACCACTAAGAAAGCGTTCTCGCAATCTCTTACCTTCATCTCTGTTTCCTTCAACAACACTTCCAATCTTTTCATCTCCGGCTCCGTAAATGAGGGCATAGATGAAAGTTTTTGCCTGGTCTCTTGATTCAAGTCCTGCAAGGTTTTGGTTAGTTGTGTGAATGTCCCCATTAATAATTTCATTTATATAATCCTCGTCAGCCATGTAGTGTGCTAACATTCTTAATTCTAATTGACTTGCATCTACACCCACAAGTTTATAGCCTTCTTCAACAGTCCAACAAGACCGACACTCTTTACCATAAGGACTGTAAACAGCGGGTACTTGAGCCATGTTAGGATTTCTATGTGCCATACGACCAGTAATTGTACCTAATGTTATGACACTAGCATGTACTCTCCCATCTTTTTTACCTGTAAGTTCAACAGCATCTATCCACGATTCAACTTGAGCTGCTCTTTTTTGTAAGAGTAAATACTCAGCAATTAAATTAGCTTCTGGTATATGAGTTATTAGTTTTAATGTTCCTTCATCTACAATAGGTTGACCCGTTGGAGTAAAACGTTTTGGTTTCCATCCGAAGTCTTTTAAGTAATCTCCAATTTGTTGACGTGAACCTAAATTAAACTCTTTTAATTCTTTTCTCATGAAAGGAGTAAGGTCTTTTGTTTTAACTCGTTCTTCGTATTCTATATTAGATAGACCAGATTTAGAAAGCTCACCATCTTTTTTAAGTTTAGGTTGTACTTCTTTAACATCAACCCACTTAGGTTTAAATGTTCTGTGTACTTCTTCTTCAACTTCTTTTCTTCTTTTGTTTAAAGAACTAAGTAAAAAGGTCGCTGACTTTTCATCAAAGTAAAAGCCATTAATATGTTGGTCAGCAATTACTTTAGCGACAGAGTGCTCAAGCTCTATGCATTGTTTAGAAAATCCAGGGCTTTCTTTTCTTAATGCTGCGAGAACTTTTTTATTTATAACAGTATCTACTTGACATCTCTTTAACATCTCTGGGCTGTACTGAGTCCAATCAGTATGTTCTACTTTTTGTACTCCTCCTAAACGATAACCCCATGCTTCAATGCCATGACCCCCTTCACGGGTGGGGTGGAAAAGTCTTGACAGGGTCAAGGTATCAAGAACTTCTGTATGTTCATACAGGTCCACCCCTTTAAGTTTTTTAATAGCCGGTATATCAAAGCCTATAATGTTATGTCCTATAATCTTATCTGCTCTAGACAAAAACTCGATGCCTTTGTCTATCTCTTCGGAGTTAAAAGAATAAACAGTATCGTCTTGGTCAATCGCAACGATGCACCAAATTTCTGTCGCAGCAGGTCGGACAATTTCAATATTTTTCTTAGCTTCTTCATCCCAAACTTTTTCTTTGAAATCAAAAAGCAAACCATTTGTTTCTATATCAAAAACTAATTCCATAAGTATTCCTAGAAAGACAGTAAAGTTTCTTCCTCATTGTTCATTAACTCTTCATCTGAGTATTCAGTTAAACGACCAGAGTCTTTATCATACACTAAAGATGTAGCCATTCCTACATCACCTGTATATCTTGACTTAAGTATACGAAGTTTTGTTGTCCTCGCTTCTAAATCATCATCGGATTGTTGGTTTCTTTCAAGTGCAATAACACAATCAGACAACTGTCCTATACTATTAGACCCCCGAAGGTGAGATAGACTTACCTCAACTCCATTTTCATGACCTTTGTTTCCATCAACCCTTCTTAAGTGAGATACTAATATTAATCCGGCCCCGGTTTCTTCTACCAAACTTCTAAGTCTAGTCATAATATTATCAATAGCTCTTCTCTCGTCTCCCTCTGCTAATGCACTGACTAGCATGTGTAGATGGTCAATGACCACCCACTTACAATCACACCCAACGATAAGATATCTAAGTTTGGCAAAGATATCATCTATCTCGTTTGTTCCAAAGTGAGCATGGATAAATACTTTGTCGTCAGAAAATATCTTATCAAACATAGTCATGATAGTTTCTTTATCAAATTTATCTCTCTCCTGGTCTACATATAATCTAGCGTTAGCTTCAATAGAAAGGATGCCATCTACTGTACGTTTCCAATCTTCTTCTAGTGCAATGATACCTACATTATCGTTAGTGTTTTTAACTAGCCAATGCTCAAGCTCTCTCGTGATACTAGACTTACCAAGACCCGTTCCACCCGTTAAAGTTACGAGCTCTCCTTGTCTCAAGCCATACAGTTTTTTATTTAAACCTTCCCAAGGATAGGGAATGCTTTCTTTTCTTTCACGATTAAGAAACTCAGATTGTTTTTCTGATACACGAATGATACCACTAGGAGTATAAACCTTTGCATCCCACCAAGAACTAGTAAACTCTTTGAAGAGTCCCTTGTTTAACATATCGTTAGCATCTTTATAACCGTTAGGTAAAGTTACTATCTTAGCTTTTCCTGGTTTTAATATAGTGGCTACTTTCTTAGCAGCTTCTTGTCCTGGTTTATCTTTATCAAAACAAAGCACAACATTATCAAAACTTTCTACGTACTCAAGGTTTTCTTTTATATCTTTAACTGCTGCTGCTGCCCCTCGAACAACGGATACGACAGCCCACTTACTCCCAAGTAGTTCATAGGCTGCCATAGCATCGCACTCTCCTTCCGTTATGGTAAGATACTTACCTCCCTCTTTGAATAACTGTTGACCAAAAAGTCCAACACCATTAGGNGATACATCAAAAGAAAATTTCTTATCNCTGACGTATCTGATTTTGTTAGACGTAAGCTCATTGTTAATATATAAAGGATATATATGTTGAGCTAACGTACCGTTAGAATCATAAACAACTTTGACACCATACTTTTCAGCAGTCTCCTTTGCTATGTTTCTATCTGTTAATTTTGCGAACACACCNCCNTGTGCATTCAATTCTTTTATTGTTTCTTTCATACTTGTTTTTACCTGGCTTGATTTAAATGTAGANTGTTTATCAATACTAGGAAAGAACTTATGACAACTAAAACACTTACCAGACCCATCCTCGTTGAGTGATAGAGCATCGCTGCTACCACAAGAGGGGCAAGGCTGATGATACTTTACAAATTTTAAATTGTTTTCCATGTTTGACCCAAAAAAAAGCTAGGCACAGAACTTAATCTGTGTCCTAGCGTTGTTAGAATTAAGATTCTTTTACTACTTTAGATTCATCTTCAATAGTATCGGGGTCGTCACCAACAAACTGACCTTTCTCATTACGAGCTGGGTCTGTTTCGACAACGGCTTCATCTCTATCCTTGAGTAACTCCTCTAAGTTAGCTCGATGTGTACGACTTGCAAAGTCTAAGGCTTCAATGATAACTTGTAGGTTACCTACCTTTTGTACTATGACAGTGGCTTCTTGTTTAATACTATCATCGCTGATATTATTAACATCAAAGGTAGTAGAACCATCATTATTATTTATAGTAATAATCATTTAAAATTCCTCCCCGCCTTCAATAGAATCAAACTCATCGCCATCCCCAGCTTTGTAAGAAATTAAATCTTCTACTTGCATAGCTTGAAAGTCCAGGCCCTTGAAAGTTCCAAACTTATTAGTGGCTTCCCACTCATTGTATTGAACTCTAACCTTAGAACCATTGCCAACGTTTTCATCCATTGGAATTTTGTCAGCATCCATTAGTAGTGGTGCTTTACGTACCATTCCATTTGGACCATTGACTTTTCTTTTAAAGTTAATAGACCGACCAACGACCACGTCTTGGACTGTAAGGTCTTTCACCCTAAAGCCACGACTTTCAAAGTCATTCGCCACCTCGTCACTTACTACTAAGTCCACTGTATAACAGGGTTCGAACTTGGTATTAGGTGTTTTAACACTAGCCCAATAGGCTATTCCTTGTTGTATTGCCATTTATTT